TATGATAGACTTCAACGTATGATTCACACTTTGGGCATGATAAGTTTGTAACTATATCATACTCCATATCTTCATAATCGTCAAGGTCATGATCTCCACCCCAAATCAATTCAGTGCCACAGTGCCAACAATTCATTATTCAAAAGGTAAATGAGGTTTACGAAATTTGATTCCAAACTTATTAAGAAGTTTATCTATAGAAAAATCTCCAGATCCAATTAAAAGAATACAGAGTGCTCCTCCCATGTATAAAACCAGAAGTTCTAATAGGTAGATGTTAAATCCTGCAGTTACAATCGCATGGTATATTGCTACACCGATTGTGCCTACAATTGATAGTGCTGCAAACCTTGTAAACAATCCTGCTATCACTAACCAACTACCATATATCTCAGAGTATGCTGCTATGTATGATGACAATATTGGAAACGGTAATCCAATAGGTCTTACAAAGGCATCAGCAAAGTTTTGTATGTCTGCTGTCTTTTCATAACCATGGTGTATTAACATGGTTCCTATTGATATTCTTAGAATCAATAGACCTAATGATTTAATCATAAATTAATAAGTTCCTCTGTATAACCATTCATCTGATTCATCCTCTGGAAAGTCATAAGGACCTTCGAGTTGTTTCAGATGTTCTCTTTCATCTAACACTTCATTGATGAGTTGTTTTAACTCTACCTTGAGTGAGTCAGATATAAGATTCATTTCTCTAACCTGTAGTGGTGGTATAGCAGCACGCTGCTCTTCAAGGGTTCTACCACCATCACTGTCTCCAAATGACATCCCTTGAGTATCAATCTTCATGCTCATCCCATTGGTCAGTAAGACCTTCGTTATTGAAGAATGCTTTGTAAATTCCAAATCCAGATAGTATTACTAATATTACTAATATAGCGATACCGAAAGTTGTATTTGGGTCAGCATTATAATGAGGTATGATAGCATTGCATTTTGTCCAAGTGCCAGGTAATGTATAGACAGGTGGACATGAAATAAACAACATAATTTATGCGGGGCAAGTTGGGGGTGGAGGAAGTTTAGGAAAACGCAATCGCTTTTTCCATTTCTCTATGAAATCTTTTATCTTCTTATCCATGGAACTATTATAACATAGAAATTATTTTGTGCAAGTTATGAATGGGGGTCAAAATATCTTATTGTCCATCCTGTTACTGCAATTAAAACAGCAATCGCGATTATAACCCAAGTCATTTAATCCTCCTCTGGTAATTGATTCATCATGTTTTGGACGTTTTCTTTTAGAGTATCATAAAATTGAGGACCAATATCTTCTGGTGGCATTCCTAATAAAGTTGCTGCATTTTTGACTTGCTCAACTAATTTCTTTGCCTCAGGGTCATCAGATAATGACACTCTCATGTACATCGTCTGTTGTATTTCGATTAACCTCATCATTTTACGAAGTTGCTCTTTTTTCTGCTCAGTGGATAGTGTCAATCCCATCCTATTGATTTCCATATAGAGTTCACCCATGTGCTCTAATTCTTTTTGGACTACTTCTGATCTGAAAAAATCACTCATACAAATTGTTCCTTGATGATATTCTTATATTTACCTTTATCTATGCTGATAAAAGGTTCGTATTTAAGCACTCTATTTTTGAGTGGTGTCCATACGATATTCTCTTTGATAATCTTATCAAAATTTTCAACGAAATTAAAAATCTTATTGAAGATTGTCAAAGTCTCTATGCTAATTTTACCACCTAAGTGTGCTTTTAGCAAGGGTGGGTGTACTCCATCTATTATAAACAAATTATCGAATCTCTGTGAGATATCATGTAGGGTTCTCACGTCCTCTTTGAAACGATATGTCAAAGACTGTTTTCTTTTGATATACTCTTGATAATTCTTTGAACCCTCTCTTACTAACGTGGCAGGATATACTTTATCCTCCACTATCATATTAGCTACAAAAAATTCTTTTAACTCATCTTCCCTAAAAGTTCTGGACAGTTTCACAAAAAAGAACTTATCTCTGCGACTGTCAAATGAATGCTGCGATGCTTTAGCAGCGTTACCATATTTAAGATAGTCAAATGTGTCTGTGGTGAAATGAAGTTTTAAAGAAAGATACATCTTGTAGACTTCTATACCTGTCATGTTTTTAAATGAATATTACCCGCTATACTAACCCTCTGCTCCTTACAATTATAGAAAGGATAGACTTGGTGTTTTAGTTTACTTGGGAATAATACCATAGTTCCTTCCATTTGTCTACCCATGTTATAAGTGAATGATTCCATCTCGCCTAGAATGTTCACATATTGGAACTCAAAATTAGAGACAGCACTATCATTAAATGAGTAGTCTCTCTGGAGGTTCCAGTCTGTAGGGATGTTCATCCAAATAACAAAACTATACACACCATTGTGGTTGTGTATAGGATTGAATTCATTTTCATTTTGATAATTCACCCACCATTGTGACATGGTGAAAGGATGTCCAGATGTAGTAGGAATCTTTGCACCTAGATTAGAAAACTTTGTTTGATACTCGGTTATCATTGGTGCTACAGTATTTGCATAGAAGTAGTCAGCACCACCTAGTTCGTAACTATTTTCTATATGTCCGACAAGAGATGATTTATAGGTTTTACCTCTATCATCAATACATTTCCAAAGATAATTTATCTCTTCTTCATCTAACTGTTTTTCAATTATCCCAATGTTAGGAAATTGAATAGTTTTCATAATTGCAATAATGCTTTAGATGTTCTTTTCATGTAATTTAAACGTTGAGCATCATACTTCAACTTTTCTTTTAATGGTTTAGATATTAATTTACTAATACCATCCATCTCTATTTTCTTATCTTCGCAGAACTGTACTATCGCCTCAATATAATTAAGGTTAGAATCTTTTACGATTTTTTCTATTTCTACTGAAAATTTGGCAGATGTCATAAAGTTCTCTTCAAAAACTTCATCTACTTTGCCACTTGTTTTACCACTCGCCATATGCGTCTCTGTAGGAGGAGATATACTCATGTAATTTACGAGCATACTTAAACTTGTCATAGATTTCAAATACTTGGGGTTCGCCTGTTTCGCAAGCGATAATGGTTACGAGTTTGCGTGGCATTAAACCAGTTAACTCTTGAAACATTATAGCATAAGCTGTCTCTTGTGCAAAGTAGTCATGTACCCACTCTTCACGTTTAGTCTTAGTTGAAGTCTTAAAATCTATTATTGATAATTCGCCATTGTATTCTGCAATACAATCAACTCTACCCGCTAACTTAAGAACATTTGAGAACAATGATTCTTCAAGTGCATGTATGTTGTTAATACTATCTAGGTAGGGTTTTATCTGGTAAAACAACCCCATGGATAGTGCATCATCTTTGTACTTACTGATTGACTCATTTGACAAGTATAGTTCACAAAGTTTATGACACTTGTTACCACGAGTAGATGCACGTTTAGATATTTTATTTGCTTCCTCTTCACCAACTCTTTTTCGCCACTTCATAATAGAGTCCTTCTTAGAGTGACTCGTTATGGTGGTTACAGAAGGATAAAAAGAATCACCAACATGGTATCTTCTACCGTTTGGTGTCTGTGTTGCTCTTAAATTCGGAAACGAATAAGTATTTAAATGTTTAAAGTCCAAGGTTAATCTTGCTAATCAAATAAGATTTGACTAGACCAGATCTCACGATGTCGTCAATGCCAAATTCAATGCTTTCAAATTCACTCATATCATCGACAATCTTTTTGAAGTCCATAATACCAGTTTTTTCATGTGCCTTAATAAGGTCACTTTGTGCTGCGTCTCCAGCAAAAATAATTTTACTGTTAACACCTAACCTTGTTATTATACTATCTAATTCATGAAAATTCAAGTTTTCTGATTCATCAACTAAAACGACAGCATTATCAATGGTTGTTCCACGTATGAATGAGGTAGACCAGAACGATACTGTGTCCTGTGCTTTAAGATTAGAGTAAAGCATTTCAAAGGATGAGTCATCTGGCATTTCAAACATATACCTTACCATATTTTTGTATGGTATCTGATACAAGTTTGCTTTATCTTCATGGTCACCAGGTAAGAATCCAATCTCTCTGGTAGGAACTAAAGACCTTACGATGTATAGTTTATTATACGGTGTTTTTTCATCTAATATATCTCTCAATGCCAGATACATTGTGATAAATGATTTACCAGTTCCTGCTGCACCAAATAAAAATAGATGCTTCTTATTATCCCATGCATCAAAGACTTTATCTTGTGCTGGTGTTAGAGGTTTAATCTCTAATAGATGCTCTTTTCCAATAGGTTTTTTTCTCATTTGTCTGGATGATAACCCAACCATTGTCGGTTGCTTCTTGCTTTTAACTGGCATTAGAGTTTGTCGAACTTAGCGTAAGGATGATGTTTCTTGACGTTGTTTAAACGGTCTTTGAAACCTTGTGGTAATTTGTTTTGGAAGTCACCAACTCCACTAACAGCAGATGCTACCCCTGCTTGCCAGTCTTTATCCCAATCAGGATTCTCCTCTCTCCACTTCTCATATGAAGCTATAGTAAGACTGAGTTGCTTAGTCTCACCAGTCTTTAAATTTTTAACATCGTATAGTGCCATTACTTAAACTCCCAATTCAATGCGTTTGTACATACAGGGAACTGTTGTTTAAAGATGCCCCTTATCTCTTGAACTATGTCCATATGTTCTTGTTGTGTGCCATGTGCACTACGTAAATCTATATAGTGAATCCATGACCGAACACTTCCTGTCATGTAGATACGGGTTGGTGTCGCTAACGGGAGAACCATTCTCGCACATTCCTTCGCAACCCCCTCACGTATAAGTTCATTGTATAGGTCAAGTCCCTCAGCGAAATACCTTTCAATCTGGTCTTGTAACCTTTTTGTTTGTTCTTCTGGTATGTCATCTATGCTATTTTGTCTGTTTTTATCATCTTGTCTACGTAAGTCTGGTGCAGGGATAGTTCCCAACAAATTAGTATTAGCATAACGTTGACTAAACTCTTGGAATGTAAAACTACGATGTCTTAATATTTGTGCTGCTATTGCTCTAGTCGTTTCTATTTCGACTGTCATATGTGCTTGCTCAAAAACTGACCAATGACCATGTTTTATACAATATCCTAATAATCCTGCTACTGCGGGATTACTTTGATTCTGTGGGTTGCTGACCCTCGCTATGTAACCCATCTGCTTCTCTGCATTTGGAGTCACTGTCACTAGATTTACTTTCATACTTTCGGAATAATTTTGCATACTGCACTTCTTGTGCACTATAGAGGTCAGGTTTTTTCTTTGCTCGTTTTATTAATTTTTTTGCTGCTTTTCGATTGTTCATGGATTACTTTGAAACCCTTCCACTCGTTTAGAACATACTGAGTTCCCTTGGGATAGACATGATTAGCTTCAAAATACAAAAGGAAACTACGCATAGGATTAGTAAGCGACGTACGTTCATACTCTTGAAGAACATCTATTAGGTTTACACTGTTATTTATTTGTGTGATCATATAAGGCATCAAATATTTCATCAGCGAGGTCATCTAAGTCCTCTGTATCGGAGTCAAAATTAAAATCTAGTCTTTCACCTTTAAACAAGTTATTTGCTTGTTTTGAGATATGATTTTGTATCGAAGATTCCTGGTTGACAGTTTCCTTGACACCATCCAATTTTTTTGAGTCTGGTTCCATCTTTGAGTTTGTCATAGTAACAGTTAAAAATGTCCATTTTTACACCCATGACAATATCATGAGATTCTACTAATTCATCGCCATCTTTCTTTTTATTCAAGTAAGTAACGACCCAAGCATTAGTAGGTAGTTTTTTGTTGAGTGATAGTTTAAAATCGCAATCAATATTTAAGAAAACAAGTGAATGCTTAGACTGCATTTCACCTATTTCATCGTTGCTATCCCAAATCATCCTCTATTGCCCCACTCTATAGCGGGAAATGCTTCTTGTACAACTGCTTTAGTAATTCTATACTTTGATTGTATATCCTTATTGCATGCAGCAACCAATAAGTTTGCTTCTTCCTCTACAAGACCTTCTAAGAGTTGAACAAATAATTGCTCACGTCTCATACCTTTAAGAGAGTTATCTCCTCCTTTGAAATACCTAAAGAGACCTCTATACTCACTATCAAGACGAGTATGTTCAGTTCCTATTGGTGCATCATTGGGTGAAAAAGGTACTTCACCTTCTGGTAGAAGAAATTTTAATGATTCATCAAAATTAATAATTAAGATTGCACGTAACCCATTATTGTTGTACTCCTGTAATATGGATATCTTCTCTGCTTTAGTTTTAGCAGAGGATACCTTTTGAAGTATTTCAGTTACAAGTGCATCCTTTGGTAATTTTTTTGCCATTTCAATTCACAGTTTCG